TCTCGACGTGATGCGGGGCCAGCGGCGTGCCGGTCAGGCGTGCCCACCCCTTTATATCCGTGAACCCGATCGGGGCGGGGCCGAATTGGTGAACGCCCCGCGCGGCGCTGATCTCGATGAATGCGGACCACAGAACGCGTCCCGCCTCGGGCACGCGGGGGTGGCCCTTGTTACGCAGATGATTGCGCAAGGAATCGCGAAGCTGGTCGCGGAGGCGGGTCTGCCCTCGGGTCATCAGCGACTCCTTGTCTGCCGGCCGACGCCGAAGCTGTTGCCAAGCGTCCGGCTGATGGCCGAACTCGGATCGCGGGCGAGCGAACTCACCGCCCGGTCGATGATTATGGTGAAATCATCGCCGCCGCTGGAGTTGGGCCGGCGCTCCTCCTGCACATCAGAACCGGGCGGTGTGACAATCTCTATATTGACATTGCCCCCACCAGCCTGAGTGCCGCTGTTCCCCACGAACCCGCCCGAGGCGAACCCCTTCGCGCTTTGGTGCATGGACTCAAGGTTGCCGACGCCTATCGACTTCACGGCTTTCTTAGAAAACACGAACTCGCCGCCATGAACCACACCCTTGGGCTCGTTCTTACCACCGGGACCCGTGAAGCCGCCACCCGAAAATCCCAGCAGCCCGCCGATCGTTTGTGCAAAGCTGCCCTCGCCGCTGCCGTCAAAAAGCCCCGTCAAGGCTGCCTCGATCTGAACCTGCGCGATGCGCTGCAATAGCGCGCTCATCGCGTCGGAGGCGGATTGTGAACCGGTCAGGATGCCGCTGAACATTTGCGACAGCGCCCGCGCCCCGCGCTCGGATTCGATCTGCGCGTCGCGGATCTGCGCGGCGGCCTCACCGGCACGATCGGCGGATGCGACATATGCCTCAGCCAGGCTGTCGACCGCCGCCTCAAGGTCGGGCGTGATTTCCAGCCCCTCACGCTGCGCCGCGTTCAACAGGCGGGCGCGCTGCATCGCGAAATCAATCGCGGTGCCGTATTCCTTGCCCGCCCCTGCAGCCATAACCAGTGCCGCCGCCTCGGCCTCAAGCTGCGCCGTGCGCTCTCGGATCGCCTCGGCGGCCCGGGTGAACTCGTCGCCCCCACCCGAGGCGCCACCGCCGCCCTGACCGGCACCGCCGCTGCCGCGCATGTCCTCACGGCGGGCGACGTTCAGCTTGGCCTGTGCGGCGATCTGCGCCTCGGTCAGCCTCACGCCTTCCTCCCCCGCGTCGCGGCGAATGCGGGCGGCCTCTTGCTCGATCGCGATCTGTTCGACGGTCAGGTTCCGTTGCCGCTCTTGCTCGGCGATGAACTCGCGCGCGGCCTGCCGGGCTTCCTCGTTGCGGCGGGCCTCATCGGTCTCACCCGCGATTATGTTGGCGCGGCGGTTCGATGCGGGCGTGCGGTCGGCGGGCACGTTGGACGCCTCGGCCTTCAGGTCGCGCACGCGCGCCGACAGCAGATCGACCAGCCCGATCAGCCCGCCGAACTGGCCCTTGATCGCGTCCAGACTGGATTGATTCACGCCCTCGATGCCTTGAACGGTAAGATCCAGGGCAAGCTCCAGGGCCTGCATCCGCTCTGCAAATTCGCCCGCGCTGATCTCGCCCTCTCGGAACTGCCGGACGTTTTCCTGCATCGCCTCGTTGATCTGGGCGATGTCGCGCGCGGCCTGCACCTCGGTGGCCCGGAACAGTTGCGTCGCGAAATCCTCCATCGCCTGCGCCGTGTCGCGGCCTTGGCCTTCCAGCCCGCCCACAGCCTGCGACAGGTTCAGCAGCTCGCGCCGGGCCTCGGCGATCAGCGACAGGTTACCGGAAAGCTGGTTGAACATATCCTCGCCCAGCAGCCCCCGCGCGGCGGCGTCTGATCCGAAAATGTCCGACAGGTCGTCGCGGCGATCCGCGACCTCCTCGATCGCGTCCAGCATGGGTTCGAACGCGTCGGCGGCCCGCACCGCGATGCGCTTGAACCCGGTCTCCAGCGATCGCGTCAGGTCGTCAAAGCGGTCGTCCAGTTCCTCGGCGCGGGTGATCAGGTCGCGGTCGATGACCTGCCCCGCGTCCTCTGCGGATCTCACCATGCGGTCGATCTCGTCCGCGCCCCCGGCGAGGGTCTGTGCCAGCCGGCGGCCGGTATCCCCGAACGCGCCCTGTGCGATGGCGAGCCGTTCCTGATCGCTGCCCGCCCGCTGGATCACATCGGCGATGTCGCGCAAGAGTTGCTCTTGCGACTTCAGCTCGCCGTTCGCATCCTTCAGGTCGATGTTGTATTTCTCGACGAACTTGTTCAGCTCACCCTGACCATTCGCGGCCTCGCCGATGCGCCGGGCGAACCGGCCAAGGGATGCGTTCACCTCGTCCTGCGACACGTTCGCGGACCGGGCGAACCCGCGCTGCACGCCTTGCAGCGTCTCCACGTCGATCGAGACGTCACGGGCAGTCTTGCCCAGCGATGACAGATCCGACACGGCAGTCCGCACGCCCCGCGAGAACCCGGCGAACCCCGCCGCCGCCAGCAGGGGCGTGAAAGCGCGCCATGCCCGGCTGACGCCGCCCACAGCTGCAGTGGTGCTTGCGAGGGCGGTGTTGATCCGGCCCGAGGCGCGGCGCATATCGCGCTCCATGCGGCGCGTTGCGCTGCGCGAGTCGCCTTGCAGCTTGCCGTAGGTCTTGGTGCCCCGGCGCTCGGCCTGTTTCATTTTCTTTTCGAAGTCGGAAATCCGGCCCTCAAGCTGGACAAACAAGCGTTCCGTGTCGTCTGCCATTATGGCCTCCTATGCGAGAAACATGTCGTCATCGAACCACGACGCCTCTGTGATGAATTGAACCTCTCCAGCAGCGGCGCGGGCCACGGCCATTGCGGTTGCGACCGAGCCGTCGATCTTGTTGCCAGACCGGCCCTTGTGGAAACTGCGGTTGCCCGCCTGGTCGATGTGCAACTGCACGTTCTCGAAGTTCCAGCGCAGGACCGGGTGCCCCCCATGCTTGAACTGGCCGCCAAGGATCGCGCGCTCCAGCTCCTTGACCGCCGGCGCCATTGAAACCCATCCCTGCCGGAACTCCACGACGGGGATGCCATCCTGATCGAGGTCTGCCATCATCGAGCGGCCATAGGTCGGATCGAACGCGACCTCGCGGACATTGTACGTTGCGCACAGTTCCCGGATATGCGCCTCGACGGCCCTCAGATCGACCGTGTTGCCGGGCGTCGGGATGATGAAACCCTGCTCTGCCCATTCGACATAGTTGACGCCATGCCGATCCCCGCGGTCGCGCAGATTGTCCTCGGGACAGAAAAACCACGGGTGCACCTGATACCCGTCGTCGCCATCGCGCCACGCCGCGACCACGACGGTCAGATCCTCGTTCTTCGACAGGTCCACGCCCAGCCATGCGGGCGCCTGCACCATGTCCAGTTCCTCCAGATCGACCGGGTGATCGCCTTGGTCATAAACGTGCATCTCGACAAAGGGCGAGCTTGACTGGTCCAGCCAGCGATTGAGGTTGAACTGGAGAAACGAGTCGCGCTCGAAGGGGCTGTGCTGCGCCTTGCGGGCCTTGTCGCGGAAGCCTGCAATATCGGGATAGCCATATTGCAAGCCGGGGTTCGTGGCGAACCACACGGCCTCGTCGTGCCAGTCGTCTTCGGGCTCGGCCATGAATATGACCGGCAGGGTCGCGGGGTCGTCGATCTCGCCTTTCTGCACCTTCACGGCGTAATCCACGGTCTGCCAGGCAAGGTTTTCCTGCCCCCGGCCTGCCGTGCTGGCGACGATCATCATCGTGCCGGGCACCTTCACCAGGGCGCTATCGAGGGCCTCCCATTGACGTTGACCAGCGGCGCCGTGCCACGCGTGCAGCTCGTCCGCGATGACAACATTGGGTGTCTTGCCGTGCTGCACTTTTCCATCCGAGGCGACAGCAAGATACCGGCTGCGATCGGCAGGAAAGCGGATCGTCGAAATGTACTCTCGCACATTGAGGTGCTTCATCAGGCGCTTGTCGTTCTCGATGATCAGCGCGGATTCGTTGAAAAGCTCCATAGCCTGTTCGCGTGCGGCCGCCGCCGACACGATCAGGTTTCCGGGCTGACGCTCGGGGCCGATCAGGTGCAGAAGGTTGATCGCGGCGGCGAGGCTGGTCTTGCGATTTCCCCGGGGCAACAGCAGCGTGACACGCCGCACCATGCGGCTGCCGTCCTCATGGCGCGGCCCGTAAATGCGGCGGATGATTTGCTCTTGCCAGGGGTCGAGCTGAAAGGGGTGCCCGGGCGCCGGGTTCTTTGGGTGCTTCAAGCGGCGCAACCATTGAACGGCCCGCTCGCCTCTTTCCAGCGGGTCGTCGATCTCCTCGGGTTTGTCTATCCAGTTTGGCCTCAGGACCATGACGATCACCCCACCAAGTCGTCATCGGCGTCCGCATCGTCACGGATACTCGGGCGCGACCGGCTGACCGGCGTCAGGCCAAGTTCGGCGGCAAGCTGCCGTGCGGTCTGCATGGCGTCCTTCAGAACCAGTGACGCGGGGTTGCGGCGCAGGTTCCCATGGTCGTCCTCGTAGACGTGCCCCCGCTCTTGCAGCACGCGCTCGGCCTCGCGACCGGTGCTGATCGCGGTGCAATAGTTCTCGACGCTGCCCATGTCCGCGTCAGTCAGGATGCGGCGCTCCACCAGCAGGGGCATGATCCGCCGCCATTCCGACTTCGCGTGCTGTGCCATCCACGCGGGGGCGCGGGGCACGTGTGCGACGGCCTTCTGATCTTCTGCCGGCCCCCTCTTGGGCTTGCGGCCCTTCATGCTTCTGCCCTCACTGTGTTGGTTCGGATCTCCATGTGCCGCCGCATTGGGTCCGGCACAATTTCCTTGATGTTGTGCGCTGTTTCCTCGAACAGGATTCGATCTGCGTTGCTGATGCTGTCGAGGTAGCGGGTCCGAAACACGACAATCTGCTCATCGCTTGCGCCCTGGTTCCGCAAGAATTCCTCGGTTGACCGCTGCACCACCTCGGCCCGTACAGTGGCAAAGGTCTGCCATGTGTTTTGCGGCGTTCCGAAGGCGTCCACTGTCGTCGTCGCCTTCTGAACCTCGACCTGATAGCGTAGCGTGCCGGATCTCATGATGCCTCCTCGACGATCAGGGCCTCGAGCGTCACAACGCCATGGCTGGTCTCGCCGTCCGGGTCGCGCATGGCGCGGCTATCCGCAATGTAGAGATCGGCCACGTGGTGTCCTGCATCGAGGGACAGGCGGTCGCGCAGGGCCTCGCGGATCGTCGCATTGATCGCGGTCACGCCTGCAAGGGAAGCCTCCAGTTTCCAGACATGGATCGTGTGAAAGACGCGGCTGCGCTTGCGGGCGATGTCGCCCTCGTCGAGAACCTGCGCCTCGCCAAGGATGATAGACGGGCTCGGGGCGGGGCGCTGATTGCGATCGAGGATCGCGGATGCGGGCACCAGATCGGTAACGGCCGATGTTGCCACCAGCCGCGCCCGGATCGCTTTCTGAAGGGTCAACGCCGCGCTCACTTGTTGAACTCCTCTTTCACGGCCTTGGACAAGGCGCGCTTGATGCGCGTCTCGGCGCGCTTCCTTTGAGACCGGAACGCGGGCCAGAAGAATGGCTGCGCCGGGGCCTTCGTGGTGCCGAACTCGACCAGATGCGCATAGCGCACATCAGAATTGCCGGCCGTGACCGCCGCCGCGCCCTCGGGCACC